TTAATTAGAACATAGACGCGTACAGTCGACGGCCTAGAGACTATGTTCGGAAAACTAGGAGGATATAATCATGGCAAGTACAACGTTTAACGGCCCGGTAAGGTCGGAAAAAGGTTTCCAAGTAGCAACTAAAAATACTACTACGGGAGCTATTACTACTAGAATGAGTTCAGGTATGCCTGACTTAACTGGTCTATCAATATCAGATGTAGCAACGGCATCTACACTAACTTTAGCAGCAGATACTATTTCAGTTGTTAACTACACAGGGGCAGCAGCTGCTGCTTGCACATTACCTGCAGCGACAGCAGGAACAGTTGTAGTTTACGCTCAAGCAAAAGACACAGCTGGTGGAACTGCAACTTTAAGTTTTGATTGTGC